ATACTTGGAGTTATAGTTACACTAGGTGTTACAGTTTGTGAGGGTGTAACGGTAGTTGTAGGTGTAATACTAGGAGTAATAGTTGCAGTTGGAGTTACTGTTACTGTTGGTGTTACAGTTACACTAGGAGTAATAGTTTGAGTCGGAGTAATTGTTACTGTTGGAGTAACAGTTTGTGTTACTGTAGCAGTAGGAGTCGAAGTAATAGTACGTGTAGGAGTAATTGAAGGTGTAACAGTAGCACTTGGTGTAACAGTTACTGATGGTGTAATAGTTTGAGTTGGTGTTATAGAAGCCGTTGGTGTAATTGAAGGAGTTACTGTAGCTGTTGGTGTAATTGAAGGAGTAGTAGTAACAGACGGAGTAACAGTAACTGTTGGAGTTATACTAGCAGTAGGTGTTATAGTAGCAGTTGGCGTTAATGATGGTGTTATTGTTTGAGTCGGAGTAACAGTTCTAGTAGGTGTAGTAGTAGGAGTTATTGTTAAAGTAGGTGTTGGAGTAAAAGTAGGTGTTGGTGTTATAGTAGCACTAGACCCAGGAGTTCCGGTTGGTGTTGCTGTTATAGTTGCTGATGGTGTTATAGTAACACTTGGTGTTATTGTTAAAGTTGGAGTAACTGTTACTGAAGGAGTGGTTGTTAATGTAGGTGTAATGCTTACTTCAGGGGTTGGTGATGGCGTTGCGGTAAAAGTAGGTGTTGGAGTAGCCGTTCTAGTAGGTGGAGGACTAAATATTATTATAACAGACATACTTTTATATTTGTTTAATTTTAACCAAAATCCGGATTTATATTATAGATATATGATTGATATGTTAATCCCGGTAATTTATTAAAAGAAGAACTCCCACTATAATTGTTTGCATATACTATAACGTCTAAATATTGATAATCATAGTTTGTTGTATCAAAATACAACACAGAAGCTGTAATATCAAAAGAAGCACTAGCGTATGGCATTTTTATATATTTTATACTTATCCAATAGGACCTATAAATTGTTCAAAAACAACATGAATATTACTTCCAGTTATATTAGATGTAGCTAATATTGCTTCTTCATATTGAATTATACTCATTTCAAAAGCACAATCAGGATCTTGTACGGTAATAATTATACTTCCTGTGTTGCTTGTTAATGGACTACAGTAAGAACCTGTTACTTGGAATGTATAGAAAGTTTGATAAACTCCTGTTCCAAGACCACTAAAAGACATTGATACAGTATTGTTAGAACCTGTACTAAAAAATTGAATATCTCCACCAAATAATTTAATAGATTGATTTATAAGAGTGTTTCCTCTTAAATCATCATTTGCTAAAGGTGATATTGATATAGTAGCAGGATTTCCAAAGTCACTTCTAGTAACATTAATTACATCGTCATAAGCTACTGGGGTATATGGAAAAATTCCTTGGTAATTCTGATTTGTTATTACAATAATACCTTCTGGGTAAAATACATTTCCAACATGGGTAGTAATGTCAAATACATTTCCTTTACCGTCATCTACAAGATTATAAGTAGAAGAAGATACATTAATACTATATGGTAAAAGTCGCTCACCATATATTTGTGGAGATACAGACAAAACTCTAATGGTTTCATTAGATCCTGTTGGAAAATTTTTAATAAACCCAGGATCATCATTAAAATTAAAATATGAACGTGTTGGTCTTAAACCAGTAGCTGATTCATAGTATATTGAAGAAGCAAGAGAGGCAGTTGATAAACTACCTGAATATCTGTGATAGAACATTTGGTCTATCATATCATACATTAATCTATCATACTGACCATTAGTAATAGGTTCTGCCCCAGGACTAAATGTACCACTTAGATTTATTCCGTTGTATATGTTAATGTATGGGCCTGTAGGTAGGGGGCAATAGTTAAAATTCCATTGTTTATTGGCTATAACAGGTACTGTTATAACATCTGAAGATTTTAACTTTTTGAATGATCCCATGTAATAACATTATTATATAAATTAGTAGTCTAATTTTACTTTAATTAAAGCTTCTTTAGTAAAGTCTTTTACTAATGGTCTGCTTAGTTTAGCCACAGCTAATAATTCATTTTGGTCATTGTATAGACCAACTGTTGTAATAAAAGTTTGTGGATTGTTAATTAAAGTAGAATAAATCAAATTACCATTATTGTCTATAATAGATGGATTTGTTGTATAGTTAAAATCCTGATTTTTTACTCTTGTAAAGAAATAATGTGATGACACATCTTCAGCAGACTGTAAAGCAAAATATGCACTGGAAGAAATGGTATTATAAAATGAAGAATCAACATTACTGTCTGTTCCTGGCGCTGCTACAGTAGGATTAAAATTAATACCACCATTACCGGCTGATTTAGATAGTGCTGTTGGGTTTAATATAATAATATCATTATCTGGGAACATATAACCATATACAGAAGCCGAATTAGCTGCTGTGTATGCAGTACCATTACTTCCACTAATTAAGGTATAATATAAAAGACCGTTAGTTGTATAATTAGTTGTTGAACTTACCTGACTATTATCTGTTAAAGAAATTTCAAATGTTGTATTTTTTAACTTTAAAGTCATAGAACCAGGTTGAATATGCTCTTTATATCTATTTCTGGCTATGTTAATGATATATATTCCATTTGGGTTGTCGTTACCGAATTCAAAACTTCCACTTTCTGTTCCTAATAATAATGTTCTGTATTGTCCATATACAACCCTAGTAGGGGTAATAGATGAACTATCTGGTAATTTAGTTGTTACTGATGGATTTATATACTCAGAACCACTACCATATTTGTTACCATATTGAACGGCAAACTGTACAGAAGAAGAGGTAGAAGTTAAAGCTCCTGGGTATTCTTTGTATACATTGATATAAAAGGAGCTGGTAATAACGCTAGAAGTATAAAAAGTAGACAACACATTAGTGTCTCCACTCCACATTGGGCGTACTACCGTTTCAACACTTACTACTGAATCTTCGGGGGTATATCTTACAAATGACATATATTATATATTAAGAATTTGTTTTTGTAATTACTAATGGAACTGTAATTCTAGCACCGCTATCTCTACCTAATACTGTTATTGTAGTTGTAATTTGATTTAAACTTGAACCAAATAAAGTATTAATTGTAGTACCAGTTAGTGTAAATGAAGTACCAATTAATGTTTGACTTACTTGCGAACCAAGTGTTTGAGTAACACCAGTTGGAGTAACTTCAGCTCCAGCTATTCCTGTAGAAGAGAATGTAGATAGATATCTAACATCCCCTACTGTTATAGCATATCCATTAGCTTCAAATGTACTTGTAGCTCCAAGATAATTTAATGTTTGAGGAGTAATTGTTAAAGTTGCGCCTTGTTTCAAGTTAATACTATTATAACCAATATTAATTACAGGTAATTTAGCAGTTCCTCTTGGTAGTGTTACTAATTTATAAAGCATAATCTGGGTATCATCAGGAAATGCTTCAATTAAAGGCATAGCTTCGATAGCTTGTCCATAAAATGCTGATCCTGAAGGGTGTTGAGGGTTATATAAGGTATAATCAACCTCATCATCAGCTAATGAAAATTGTGTAATTCGAAATGACCCATCATTACGAGCCATTAATTCCCTACCTTTAGCTGTTAAAACTGCATCAATAGTTACAGTATTATTATTTAAAATAGCCATTTTTTGTAATATATTTTGTTATAAATATTTAACTTTTATAGATTTAGATTATGTTGTTACACCAACTCCTACGTCTATTAGCTGTTGATTTACATTTTTCTGTATCATATCAATATTAGCTAATACTTCAGGACTTATATTTTGTGGTATAATAAAACCATAAGAAGTTTTACCATCTGGTTTTGGAAAACTTAAAATCACACTTGTTTCGTCTTGTATTCTTTTTAAAAATAAAATTTTAAAATATTGACCACACGTTATGTCCCCAAAATAACCCGCTATGTCTTCTTGAACAGTAATATATGCAAATCCTGTACCTCCTTGAACGGAACTATTTACAACAGTATATTCAACTATAGGACCACTTGACCCACTAGCTTGTACTACGATTTTATCGTTTGGTTCTAAATAAAAAGGATAAAATATATCACCATAATCATTGTACAAACTAGCGTAAGAAGCAGATACTTTAGAATCTAATGGATTAAAAAATGATGTAAGTCCATAGTAAGGAGATAAACTGCTACTTAAATAAAAAGCATTAGCTGTTTGATCAACACAAACACTAGCTGTAGCAGCAGATAAAGCATTATTAGTAGCAGTAGCCCTTAACACCCCACCAGAAGATAAACTAACACTGGTTATTGATGAGTTTCCTGCATCTACAAAAAATCTAAAATTAACAATATCTCCAGGATTAATAGAACCGCTTGTATTAATGTTTATTGTTCTTCTAAAGTTAAATGAATTTCCTCCTGTGCCACTTATAGGAACAGGATTTATATAACTATACCATGTACCCACATTAATGTTGGATGGGTTTGGAGGTATATTTGTCCAATAATATCCTAATGGAATAGTATATTGATACCCCAGAGGCCCTACAACACCTATAATTTTATATTCTGAAAATACAGTATCAGAAGTTAAAGTAATGATTCTAAAGGGATTGGGTCCTCCATTATATTGGTATATATCATATCCATTTAATAGGGTATATTGTCTTCCTGTAGGTGTTATTTGGTATCCCTGAAAAGTACCAGGGATACTGGCTAGTGTGGTAGAGTAGTATGGATTTCCAACATAATTAGATGTTAATCTATTTCTATCTATAAGATTTATACCTGCTGAGCTGCTTAACCATACTTCCATACTTGCGGTGAATGAAGTAGCAGGTGGGGTAGCAGTAGATATTGATGTTTCAAAATTATAATTAAATTCATAACTACCCTCAGATGGAATGACATAATATGAAGATGTTAGTTGACTTACACTATTTCCAGGACCAGATCCTGTATAGAAATAGTTTCCTAGATTAGTATTTGAGCTTGTGATGTTGAATAAATTCCATACTTCTCTCATATTATTAGTGCCTCCACTAACAAAACTTGAAGAAAGATATTTTGTTCCTCCCGGTATTATACTACCTGAAGACATATTCACAGTAAAGAATCTATTTAATAAATTAGAAGATTCACCATAAGGAGAAGCAAATACTGCTGAACCGCCCCAACTAGCTGCTAGAGCAGGATTACTAGTAACTTCAGCTCCATAAGCATAAAATACAGGAAAATAAGAATATCCACTTTCAGCAATTAATTTATTACCATTTGTTTGAACCTGGTTTCCAAATTTTTGGGAATCAAATAATGAAACGTTTAATGGATCTCCAGTTTCAAATGTATTTTGAACTTCTTCCCAGTTTCTATTTCGTTTATTTAATTCTGTTAATCTACCAGTTTCATCAACTAGATATTTTAAGTTTACATTAGATTTATAAGGTAAATATGGATTAGTTACTACTTCAGTAAACAAACCTAATTTTCTAACGTAATAATTAATTACCGGAGATTGACCATATGAATTATCCCCTACTGACCATGTGTTAAATAATTGTCCGTATAATTGAACTCCATTATATCTTGGGTTGGTATATGCTTGTAAACTTAAATATGAATCTTGAAGTTGAACAGATTCAGATATTGAATAGGAAACATAATTAGCATTATTAATTCCTGCAGAATATATTGGAACAAGTTTTTTTCTATACTCAGATGTTAAACTTAAGTCTATATTATTCTGTAGTACATTAAAATCTGAATTTAGGAAGAAGTTTTCATATCTAGGAGCATTATAATCTAAGATAAAATCCGTATTTCCACTTACAAATCCTGGGGGTATATATCCTATAGTATTATTTACTAAATAGGGATTTCTATTATTTTCCTCAAAGATAAGATAGGTATCCAATTCAGAACCCGGTATATTACCTTCATAATAATCAGCTTTATCTCCAGCTAAATAATAATAATAAGGATCATAAACAGGATTTAAAGATGCACTATCTGTTGTAAATGAAACTTCATTTGTTTGAGTAAATCGAGGTTCATATTGAGCTACTTTAGGTCGCTCCAGTACAGGTGATTTAATAGAAACTCCTGTCCATGTATTACCCCTAGCAGGAGTAAAATCTTTGACCATTTTAAATAATGAATTGTCAAAGAATTGTATTAATCTAATAAATCCACCATAATCAAATGGCTCATCAAATGTTTGTCCAAACCAATAATCACGTTCATATGATAATGATGGGTATGTGTTTAATTGTAAATCTCTTGGATCTCCAATATAGTTGTCAAGTACCCATGTTGGGTTAACAGCAGTAATTGAAGCTGATACAGCAGCATCAATTTGTGTTTCTGGTGAGAATGAAACATCAATAAAATGTAAATCTTGGCTTTTAACAGCTCTAGATGATGTTGGTGATGTTTCTAAACGCTTAATAGGAGATAAAACACTACCTGTTATTGTATTTAAACCTAATGTAATTTTATCTGTGGTATATCCTTTTAAATCTTGATAGTCGGTCATTCCTCCATATTCTTTAATAGGAAGAATAGATCCAGTAATACCAAACACATTGATTAAACCTTGTAATCCACCGTGTGATCCTTTAGCTTTAAACAGATATGGTAAATTATGGTATAATCTTTTATAATTATCTAATATTAAATCTTTTCTAGGTACATTATTTAAAAAGCTACTTGATGGTGAATAATCACCATTAAAATTAACACTTCCACTATACCCACCTACTTGATAGTCTAATACGGATTGATTACCTTGGGAATTATATATTTTCATTCCAAAGGATTCTAACCAATCATATACTAAATCTTGAGATATTCCCTTATTTAAATTATTATCATTATCCCATACATCTGTTAGTTTGTCTATATAGATCCAAACATTATCAAAATATTGACCTATCATATTAACAAACGTAATATAAGGTAAATAATTATCTGGGTCTTCTAAAATATAAGAAGGTATAGTATCTATTAAAATATCTTTATTATCTATATCATATGCAACAGCTACATTAGAGGCAGTAGCATACCAACTCTGTACTGTAGCAGAAGATGAAGCATATAAAGTGTATGGTTGAGTAGAATTAGATTTAGGGTAAGGTGCAATGTTGTATTCAAAGAAAGACCCGGTTTCTAAAGTAAATTCTACTATAGAAGAAGTTAGTGAACTTGAATTAAAATATAAATAATATTCAAATCCATCAAATTTAGAAATAATTTCATTTACACTTGAACTTGCTCTAGTTATAGATCCAACCAAAGAAGGATTACTAGATGTTAAAGGAGAATTAATATTAATTTCAGATTGATAAGATTCAATCTCTCCTACCTTATACATAAAATTATATAATCTATTCTCAGCAGAACTGTAATGAATAAAATCATTAAGTGTACTGTAGTCTATATTAATATTAGTATTTTGATTGTTAATTGCATTTAAAACAACCTGATAGTAAGAACCAGTAAGCGAGGATATAAGTTGAGTGTAGTTACTATATGGTGTAGGTACTACTTCTTTAGTTTGTAAGTCAATATCAAAGTTAGGACCTTTTAAAATAGGTTGTGGTAATGGAGAAATTAATTTATCAAGATTAAGATCAAATATGTATGGATTAATAATTTCTTCTACAATCCAAAAAGTATTCTTTAACCCTAAATTAGCAGGAAGTGGATCAGCTAACTTAAATAAAATACTAGCCTCCCCTGTATCACTAACATTACTTAATGCATTAACAGCTATTACCTGATTATTATTACCAAAATCCAATATTACATAATAGTAATAAGGAACTTCTGCTTGTTTTTGGGTAAAATTAGTAACTATAGATAATAAACTTTCTGGAGATAGTACTGTGGAGTTTACTCTAATTTCGGTTCTATCTGTAGAAATTTGTTGAATAAAAAGTTGATTGCTAAAAGGTTGGCTAGCAATTTTTCTAAAAAAGTTATATCTAACAGTTACTTCACCCGACTCATATCCTAGATTTTGAATATCCTGAATAGGATCTATTTCAAGTACAGGAAGTAAACTTTGAGAATAACCTACATTAGGAGGTAATTTATATGATTTATAATTATAATCTGAATTTAAAACGTTTCCTCCAAGGTCAAAAACAAAATATTCAATATAATCTGAGGAAGAACCAAATGTTTCTTGTTGTATACTAGGAACAAGCAATTGTTGATCCTGTACAGGATAACGATTTATTATACCGGTATCAAGGATCTGACCTACTATTTTAATATTATCTGCCATTCGTATTATTTGCTAATTGTTCTGCTAAATTAACATTTTCGGTTTCGGTTGCTAATAACTGTTGTCTTAAATCTGTTATTTCTTGTAACAAAGCTTGTATATCAACATCATCTGCAAATTTAACACCTAAATATTCTGCTTCTCGTTGTAATATATATCTGTGAGAGTTTATATCTCCTTCATTAGGAATACTAAAGAATAATTCATCGTATAAAGCAAAAAAATCTTCTATTGTTATTTCTGGAGTAACAGGTTCGGGTGAATTTAATTCTCTAAATTGAGTGTCTATAACTTTAGGGAATCTATTCTTGTCATATATAGCACGCTGAACAGGAATATTTTCTGCCATTATTTATTTATTTTAAAAGTGTAATCATTATCAAATACCACTGTAGAACCATCTGCAAATGACGATTTAATTAGAATCTTATAATATCTTTCAGGCTGAAAGTTAGCCATGTACAAATCAAAATAATTCCCAGAAGAATCACAGCTTACTTTAGTGTAAGAATCATCAAAGTCTATTATATATTCACCTGTATCTAGATCCTGTATAGCCCAATAGGAAGAAGAAGGTAATGCTTGGTTTAAAAGATAAACAGACTGAGTTGTAAATTGTCTAGCAGGATATGTTGGGCGAGCATTTACTCTAAATTGGTATGTAGTATCTGTTTTATATTGGCCTATATTATTGCCTAAAGTAATTATTGTATTATCATTAGGTAATACTGTTAATGATCCTGTGTTGTATGAGCTGTCATTCCATCTTATTTCTAAAACAGGAGGATATATGGTGTGAGTATCTTTAGAAAAGAATTTTAATGAATATGAAGATGAAGGATTAAATTCATATCCTGGTTCCATCTTAATTAAAAATCCATTATTAGGAATATTTCCATTATTAAAGTTACCCACAATATCAGTAACGTCCATGTGAGTATCTTTTGTATTATTTATTTGAAAAGACTGAGATCCTTCAAATAAGACATACCAAACAGATCCACCTGGACTGCTATTTAAGTAGGAGCCTGTTGTATTAGGAGCATAACTTTGTGTAGGCCAATCATTTATATTATCTCTTTGTATCCAGGTACAATCACTGGTTACAGGTGGATTATATAAAAAACGTCCCGTTCCCATTTCCCATGATTGAGAAACAGGGTATGTATAAAGATTATAATTATCGGGTAACGTTGTAGCATTAGCTACATATAAATTCAAAAAAGCCCTATAATTTCCAGGACCACCAGCTAAATCAGCAATAACACGTTGTATAGTTTGGGTTGGAAATTGTAAGAGAATTCTTGATATTGTTGGATCTTGTAAAGAAGATCCAGCATTGTTTGAAAGTTCTATTATCTGATCCAGCCCTGTATTTGTTGTAGGGTATCCAGAGTATATGGTAGTATCCTTATCAGGGTATATTCTATAGACGGCCATCTATGTTTTATTTACAATAAATATAAAATTATTAAAAAGTTACGACCCTACCCTGAATGTCTATATCTGGGAATCTGATTTCAAATATAGATGGGTCTAATGATGGGTATATAACTTCATTGAGGGTAGCACCTGCTATGTCATAGCTATATGGAGAATAGTTACCTCCAGATTTATTTGTAAATTGCACATTTACTACCGATTGTACTCCTTTAATTTGCAGCAATGCAGAATAAACATTTGATAATATAATAGGCTGATTAATTTGCCATTTATCTATATCAAACATGTTTTTTAAGGTTAAAACACAATCTGTTAATATTTGGTTATTACTCAAACCAGGTATAACAGTAATATCAAAGTTTATTCCTACATTAATATAAAAACCATTTTTTATAGTAATAGCATCTGTAACCATTCTAAATGGTTCAAGATACTCTTTTAAGTTTTGTTTTAATTCTAAAGTAGCGTTCTCTAATTGCTTATTATCATTGTATGCTAAAACATACATCGATAATGCTAATGGATTATTATCAATTAAAGGATCATTACCTGCTTGAACAGACAAAGCTGAGGCTTGTTCTACGTATACTTTTGCAATAGTACCAAATTGAGAAGGCATACTTAAAGCACGATTCATATAATCATCCTTAGTTACTGCTCTTAATTGGGCTGAGAATGCATTTAGTGTATTTAAACGGATTTCCTCTACAGTATCACCACCTCTGCCACCTGTAGAAGGTATAGGATTTGTTACCACAAGAGATAATAAGGAAGTATTAGTAAATAAAGGATTAACAGCTACAATACCTGCTGTTGATGTTATTCTTGTAATATCTCCTGCAGGTACATTTGAATCAATTCCTCCTCCTACTGTATATTGTACATTTAAAGATATATTAGAAGGAACAGTTCCATATTGCTTAGTATAAAATACAGCAGCCTGGTTGTAATTATTTACTAAATCAGAAGTATCAGCTGATGGCACTAAACCTAATTGAATAGTATCAGGATTAGGAATAATAACATCATCAGCAACGTTAACATACATTCCTGATCCGAATTGTAATTCTACAATATCGTCTGTTTTTATTCTAGTAACATAACGATTAGGAGTTTCAAGTAGGCTTAACAAATAAGGAACCTTATCTGCATTTGCTCCTGTATTAGTAGTTTTATTAATAATGTTAGACTGAGCTAGATAAGGTACTTCATACCATATACTGCTATCACTTCCTGTTACTTGAAGTATTTGTAAAAAATTAGGTTCATTTAACTCAACTGAAGTAAATTTTTGTGGAGCTCCAAAAGTATAAGTCGTATTTAGTATTTCAGCTGATATGGCTCTAGTTGATTTTTTAAATAAATAATTCCCAGCATCATATAAACTAATATTAACAGAGCCAGTATCAGAAAAATCTACTCTATCAACAGTTAAAAATTTTACACCTGTAGATATTGATTGTAACTGAGTATTTTCAGGGATAATTAGGGCATATCTTATGTCTGGTTGGCCAGATGTTATAGGGACTACTTGATAAAAATCAACTGTAGTAACAGAAGCATATGATGATTTAGGACGATAGCCTAAAGAATAGGCCATATTTAATAAATTCTGTTTTTCAACAGCTGTTAAAACAAAGTTTTCTTGAATCTGAGTATCAGTATAAAATGACAGTACATCACCAACATATGAAGCCATCTCAATAAACATTGTACCTGGAGATGCTTCTGAAAAGTCGGTATAGGTATTAGGGAAGTAGTTTTTAGCAAACTCAATAAGAGAAGCTTTAAATTGGGTAAAATTCTTATTTAAATAAGATATATTTTTTTCTGCCATTATTCAAAATTAACTGTTATTGTGTCTGTTTGTCCGGATATTAAGATTTGATAGTCTATTTTAACTACTAAGGTATTACTACCATATTCTCCTTCTTGTAAAAAATCTATTTTGTTTATTAGAATATTAGGAATATATGTTTGAACACTGTCAATAATACTTTCTCTAATATCACCAAAAGTAGCTTCTGTCATTTGTCCAAATAGCTGAGCTCTTAAGAGAGTGCCAAATTCAGGATTATCTATTCTCTCACCTTTTGATGTTAATAATAAATTAATAAGATTATATTTTAACTGGTCTTGGGTTGAAAAAGTACTATAAAAAACACCAGGAGCGTTAAATGGTAACTTAACGCCTATTGCTGTGTTTTTTTGTAAATCTCTAGGATCAACTCTAGTACTTTTTACGTAAGCCATTATTGAATGTTTCTAAAATTATTAATCTCACCAGGATTTTGTCTCATTTCAGTAGCAACCTGAACTAGCATATTTTGATAAACATTTTGTTTCTCAGCAAATGTTGTTGGTTTAGCAGGTTGTGGGTTATTTATACCCATTTGATCCATTAGGCTTTGACGAAAAGCAGCAGGATTAACATTT